ATGACGAAGATAAAGTTGAGGATCTTCTGTTGGAACTCTTTGATATGGGCGATAAAGAAGAAGAAGAAGAAGAAGAAGAAGAAGAAGACGACGAAGAAGACGAAGAAGACGAAGAAGACGAAGACGAAGAAGACGAAGACGAAGACGAAGAAAACGAAGACGAAGAAAACGAAGACGAAGAAAACGAAGACGAAGAAAACGAAGACGAAGACGAAGACGAAGAAAACGAAGAGGAAGAAGAGGAAGAAGACGAAGACGAAGAAGACGAAGAGGAAGAAGATCCCGGTCCTGATTTCACAAAGTTGACTATAAAAAAATTGAAAGAAATGGCAGCGTTACAAGGGATTGATCCAAAAGGCATGAAGAAAAAAGATATTATTGAAGCTCTTGAAGAAAATAGTGCAGAAGAGGAAGAAGCGGTTGCAGTTGACCTCACTGAACTTTCCCATAAAGAACTTCTTGAGTATGCTGAGGAAGAAGACTATACAATTGATAAAAAGTTGAAGAAGAAAACAAAAAAGAATACGGCAGCACTTCTTGAATTACTTCAAGAAGGTCTTGAAGAGGAGGAAGAAGAAAAAGGTGAAGATATTGGTGAAGAAGAAGGTGAAGGAATCGAACTTGAAGAATTGGAATTGGGCCAGTTGAAAAAACTGGCAAAAAAGTTTAAAATTAAAGTAACAAAGAAATCTACTGAAGAATCCCTGATCAAAGCACTTGAAGATAAAGAGGATGAAAGTGTTCTTGAAGTTGCTAATGATATGTTCGGTAGTGAGGAGGAGGATCTTGAAGAGGAGGATCTTGAAGAGGAGGAATCCAAAAAGAAAGAGAAATCCAAAAAGAAAGAGAAATCCACTTCCAGATACGGTTCTGCAATGAACGCAGCTTCCGGAAAAATGGATGATCTCCTGTTTCCTGGATCTTCTATGAAAGATTTGATGGCTGTCGGTGATACAACTGAATCGCGTGTTCTTCGTCATTTGAGAAAATTGAAGAAAAAAGGATTAACGGTTAAGATCAAAACAAATGCCAAGAACAAAATGAAAACTGTTTACAGGGTGGTTGAGGAAAGTATTTCTGACGCTGAATAAACATTTTGTTTTGAATTAATAAAGGGGGCTTGGATTTATCCTGGTCCCTTTTTACTTGGAGTTGTTATGAATGATTTAAAAAAGTCAGATATTGGTATTGCTTGTGAATCACTTGTTAGATCCCTTTTCGGCAACTGTTATAAAGAAGATGGGAATCTTCATGATACTCCTGAAAGAATAAGCAGAATGTACCGTGAAATGATCCTTCCAAAAACTGAAATTAATAAAATTGTTGAAACACAGTTTACAAAAACTTTTCCTTCAAAATCCAATAGTGTTATTGTTGCCCCCGGTATTAAAGCCTTTTCTGTTTGTCCTCATCATTTACTTCCTGTTGAATATGATATTGTGATAGGCTATCAGCCTGATTTAAGGGTTGTAGGAGCATCTAAACTTGCAAGGGTAGCTATTGCTACTGCCAAGCAAGCAATCCTTCAAGAAGACTATGTGCTGGAACTTTCAAATTACATTACAGAATATCTTGAGTGTTCTGGGCATGGAATTGTTGTTATTGGTTATCATGGATGTATGAGATGTCGTGGTATTAAAACACAAGGGAGTTTTTGTGTTTCTGAACTTTCTGGTTCTTTTAAAGACAATTCAAAGATACGAGATGAATTCTATAAACTTATTGAAATCTCTGGAGGTATGAAATGAGCAAAGAGAAAATAATATGTTTAGTGAGTGGAGGTATTGATAGCGTTGTTGGACTTGATAGAGTAAAAGAAGTTGCTGTGTATTTTGGTGATGAACGTCCTATTATCCCCATATACATTGATTATGGGGTACCAGTATGTATGAAAGAAATGCATATTGTTAAAAAACATATCCCTGAGATTGAGATATATAAAGATGTTTTCAATCTTGGAAAATTCATTGAAGATGAAAAAGCATTTATTTATGGTAGAAATATTTATTTAGTCACGTTCGCTTCACAGTTCGGTAAAATCATTAATTTATTTGGTCATAAAAATTCAACCAATACTGATTGTACTGATATTTTTAATAAGGAAATGGAAAAGGTGTTAGCAGTTATAAATCATTCTGATGATTATTATGTCACTTCTCCTTGGTTATCACCGATTCCAATAGAGAAAGAAAAGATTGTTGAATATTATATTAACAAATACGGTGAATTAGGATTTGAGCATCTACTTGAATTAACCTCCTGCCCAGATGAGCATGATCTTTATTGTATGAAATGCCCAAAATGCTTTTATTATTATTGTGCTATGTTCAAATATATAGTCCATTTTGATGTATTTAAGCGATTTACTTTTGATAATGATGCTCTGATACTCGATGCCCTTCAAAACGTCCATAAATACGCCCCTATGCGCCAAGAATCCATTAAGGCAATTGCCAAACATCATAACATCAAAGGGTAAATCACATATTTGAGGAGGTTTAATGAAAAAAAAAGTCAGAGTAAATGAAAAGAGTATTATCTTTCAAGACTCTGGTGCCTTTTCTGCCATGGTTTTCAAAGATCATATTGATTTGGGTGAATACATGCAGTATATCATAGAGAATGAGGACAAAATAAAAATATACTGTAACTTGGATATTATTGGTGATCATGAAGCAACATGGAGAAATCAAGCTATAATGGAAGAAGCTGGTTTACGTCCCCTTCCTGTATTTCATGCCCGTACAGATCCACCAGAGCTTTTAGAACGGTGCTTAGAATATGACTATTTTGCATTAGGTGGTATCGCACATGCTCCTTCTTATAAATTACGAATACAAACTTTAGATAGATGGTGGGAACAGATTGTTGATGATAACGGTTTTCCCCGTTCAAAAGTACATGGATTTGGAATGGCTGATATCCGTTTAATGAGTCGCTATCCGTGGTTTTCCATAGATTCTTCCAGTTGGACCGCATATGGAAGATTTGGGATTGTTATCTTTCCAAAAACAAAGAATGGCAAACCTCAATATAATCAACCACCTATCAAACTTCATACGTCAAAGAGATCTGAAAAAGCTAATGATGCAAAAGCTTTGCATTATGAAAGATTAACTAAAGTTGAGCAAAATGTATTTCTTGATTATATCGGTGAACGTGATGTCCCTCTTGGAAAATCTAAATTAAGAAAAGTTAAATCTGGTTATATGCTCAGGAAAAACGAAGTATTTATTAATAAGGAGAAAACAAGAGTTGAGAAGAAATTAGAGGAGGGTATAATAAACAATAATTGGTATAGGGATTTCATAAACTATTGCTATTATCAGGAAGTTTGTGATTCACAGAAACCTTATCCGTGGTCATGGAAACGTAAAAGAAAAACGGAAATGTTATTTTAGGAGGTTATATGTCTAAATTATTTAAAGATATTGAAAGGGTATTTGACAAATATAAAAAAGCAATTGAAAAATTGGAAACAAAACTTCAAAATAAAAATGAAACAATAAGAGATTTGGAAATGGAGGTTGAAGAACTAAAACAAGCCTTGTATGAAAGAGGTGGTTTACAATGAAATTCTATGCTGCCGGTAATTTCATGTATTTTGCAAAACTTCACCGAGAACGGAATTTCTGGAATGAAGCAAGAAAGAGGTATGGAAAAAATTTCATGAGGTTAACTTCGTTTTATTTCAGGCGGCCAAATAAAACAGTAATTAAAATTCATGCTGAATTGGACGGTAAGAAATGATAACAATAGAAAATCTGGGGAATATAAAACTAAAAGAAGTAGAAGATAATTGCTGGTGTAAAGTTGTGCAACAAGGGTTATTTTCAGGGTTTGTAATTTTAAAACTCCCTTTGAACCATATATTTATCCTTAATACAGATGAGGTTCTTGACGAAAAAGGACATCAAATTAATGAAACCAGTTTCGACGGTTATGGAAAAGAATTATTGGAATGCGAAGTAAAAGTTTTGAAAAGTAAAAAGATTTCATTCACTACTGGTATCGCAGGGAAAAATATTAGATGATATATGATAGTGAACTTTCAAAATTCAAAAGGTTAAATTGGAAATAAAATGAATACAAATGAGTTTCTAAATACGATGAATGTTGTCTTATCCGGTGTATCGAAGAAGGATGTGTCTGAAGCAATGGGGCAGATAGTTTTTGATGATGGTTATCTTATTAGTTACAATGATAAGATTGCGGTTAGTTCCTCTGTTGATTGCCCCATTGACAGTTGTGGTGTTGATGCTAATGATCTTTTAAAAGCAGTAAAAGGAATCCGAACCAAAGAATTTGAAATGGCCCTTGAAAATGATTTTCTTACATTGAAAGGTGGTAAAACCACAGTAACTCTCCCCACAATGATTGCTTCTGAAATGAGAACTTTCCATGAAGCAATTGATATTGATGGTGCCCTTCTTAAAATGAAAAGACTCCCTCCTGATTTTATTCTTGCTATGGTTTTATGTGAGAATTCAGTTTCAACTAACATGTCCAGTTCATTTGGCGGTTATGCTATGAAATTCGATTCCCATACAGTCTCTTCAACCGATGGATACAGAGCAAGTCTTTATGAGATGACAAAAGTTATTAAGACAAAAAATACTTTCTTTATCAGTAAAGAAATTGTTGAGCATCTTATCGGTTTTAATCCTGAGAAAATCTTTGTGTCACCTTCATGGATTTATTTTACTGATTCAAAAGCGGATACTGTTATTGCTTGCAGAACTTCCATAGACAATACTGAAAACTTCCCTGATCTTTCTGGAATTATTGTAAAAGGGAAAAGAAAAGCAAAATTTACAATTAAAAGGGAAGATACTGAAAATTTAGATATGCTTTCTTTCTTTACTGACGGTGACAAGGATGCTGATAAAGAAATTGAAATGGTTTTAAGTAAAAAGAAAGTAACAATGTCTGGAAGCAGTATCAAAGGATCTGCAACAATTGAACTCCCGACTGATTACAAAGGAGAAAAGATCAAGTTCAAGGTTTCTTCTGTGTTTATCCAAGATATTATTAATTCTCTTGGGAAGGTTACTTTTCAGTTGAATGATCAAAATATTTATATTGAAAAGGGTGGTAATTATAAACATTTTATAAATTTGGTGGGGTGACAATTATGGGTATTATGGGAAACAAAATAGAAATATTGGAAAAAAATAGAATTCTAATAAAAGCAAAAGATCTTGATATTGGTACATGGGGATGTTTTATAAAAGAACCAGAATATGATAAAGAATATCCAAAATATTTAAAAGACCCTGATAATAATCTTAAACATTGGGAACTTAATTTAACAAATGAAGTGTTTTGTAAGGTTGATCACGATACTTATTTCTTTATAAGTCAAGGGAAATGTTTTGATGGTAGTGGTCTTTTATTATTATCTAATAATATAGAATACGATTATACAATATATAAAAATATTTCTAATTGTATTGTGAAAGTATTAGGTGATTGTAATTTTAAATTTGAAACGAATAACCACGGAATAATCACAATATGAGGTAGATATGGGAACAATACCACTTTTTGAAGCTGTTGATCTTGGAATATCTGCTGAATGTGAAAAATGCAAAGCATATAAAAATGCAAAAACTCCTTTTATGAAAACCCATGGGGAGGGAAAAACAAAGATATTGATATTGTCTGATTGCCCAACTGCTTCAGATGATAATTACGGTTCTCCCTTCTCTGGGGATACTGGAAGGTATTTTGAAAAACAACTTGATATGTTAGGTTATGATCTTAATTCTGATTTTTATATTGAACATGCTATTTCATGTAAAGTAAAAAAAGAACCTTCTAATACCCAAATTAAATGTTGTAGAGATAGATTATTTAGTATCATAGAAGAATCAAAACCCAAAGCAATCATATCTCTAGGTACTCATGCTAACAAAGTATTATTTGGTGATTTCCTTAAAAATACGGGGGTTGCAACACTTGATGGATTGATGATTCCATATAAAGATCTTAATTGTTGGGTATTTCCCTTATATCATCCCTCCTATGCCCTTAAAAACAAATGGGATACTTGCATATCATCTCAGTTCCGACGCTCCTTAGAGAGTGCTTTAAAACGATGTAAAAAACTTCCAAAATTTCCAAAATTTAATCCTGAAAAAAAGATAACAAGTCTTTACGATTTCAAAGATGTGGTTTCATTTCTTAATTCCCTTTTGAAATATAAAGGACCAGCAGCATTTGATTATGAAACTACCGGTATAAATTATTACCAATCTGGACATAAAATAACTTCAATAGCAATCACAAAAAAAGATTTAACAACTCATTCTTTTGCTATTGAACATTCTGAATCTGGTTTCACAAAGCTTCAAGTAAAAACAATTAAGAAATTATTGAAAAAATGTTTTCTAAAAAATAAAAAGATATTTAAGATAGCACATAATGGACCCTTTGAAATGGGATGGAGTAGGGTTAATTTAAAATCAAAAATAAATGTTAAGTGGTGCACAATGACTACTCAACATTTAATAAACGCAAGTCCCAATTCTTGTGGTTTAAAGCACCAAGCATTTGTTCGGTGGGGATTGCATTCATATGAAAAGGCTTCAGGAAAATGGATTGATTCTGGTGAAGGGATGTATAACAAGATGTTCTTTCAGCCTCTTCCTGAACAACTTCTGTATGTTGGATATGATGGTTATTTAACAATGAAGTTATTTCTTGAGCAGAAAAAAGAAATACCTAAATGGAATCAAAAGTTTTTCAATCAAGGACTTATTTCTTTTGAAGAACTTAAACATAACGGTATGCATATAGATATAAAGCATTATGAAAAATCAGAAAAAGAAATTGCTAAGACGGTTGCAAAGATTGAAAAAAAGATAATGAAATCAAAGGAGATAAAAAAACATAAGAAATTAACAAAAAAAGATTTTAATATAGATTCCAGTGCGCAGATCGGTGAACTACTTTACAATACAATGGGCATGGAAGTAAAGAACAGAACAGAAACAGGGAAACCAGCAACAGATGGCAAAACACTTCTTGGTATTGATCATTGGATTATAAAAGATATACTTGAAAGAAGAAAGCTTGCTAAAGTAAGTGGTACTTATATTTCACAATTCAAACGATATAATACTAATGGGAAATTACATCCGACTTATGCTTTGCATATTCCCCGTTCATTGAGGTCAAGTTCCTACGAACCTAAGACATTGGGCTCGCTAAACCAGGTTAATTCAGTGAAACCCCATGTGGGCAATACTGAGCTAAGCCTTTAATCGTTCTCATACCCACCATAAGAGGTGCATGATGAAGGGCAGTAGAAAAAGATTATGGAAACTTAAACCAGAAATTTGTAGATTATTTAAAGAATCAGAGCTTACATTACAACAGATTACTGATTATGTAGGTGGTACTCCTAAACATACTCAAAATGTTATTGGGAAGAATTTTTCAAGAAAAGAACGTATAGTAAGAAAAAAGAAAAATTACTCAAGATCAAGGATTGGGAAAAATAATCCTATGTATGGAAAAAAAGGAAAAAATAGCCCATCTTATAAAACAGGAAAATGTGTTAGAAAAGGTAAGAGAACTCTTGTTCTTAAACCAGATTGGTATACTGGAAGAAAAGGTAGTAATTATATATATGAACATTCTTATATATACTGCCTTTGGAATCTTTTAACAGAAATACCAGCTGGTTATTGTATACATCATAAAGACCAAATTAAAAATAATAATGATATTACAAATTTGCAAATGATGACTTTAGGGGACCATGTAAGACTACATGCCAGATTAAAGAGAAAGTGCAGAGACTATTCCGTTTCGGAAGTAGGTGTTAAGTGACATCGAAACGCCTGGATCACTTTTTAGTGATAAGATATAGTCCGACACTGGCAGCAATGCCAGAAGATTTAACGAATCTTATAACAGTTAAGAATGGCCAGAACAATCCAAAGAGGGATGTATTTGCAAAAAGGATTGTTAGAGGTGGTATGAAACCCTCCCCAGGAAATATGCTTTATGAATTTGATTTTTCTGGTGTTGAGGTTTGCACTTCTGCAATATATCATCAAGATCCCGTATTTATAAATTATCTCCAAGATCCACATGCAGATATGCATAGAGACTTTACAAGAGATATTTTTATGTTGGAAGAAGATGAAGTTTCTAAAATGTTAAGGTTCTTTATAAAAAATGGGTGGACATTCCCGCAGTTTTATGGTGACTATTATGGATCATGCGCTCCTAATCTTATAGAAAACTGTTTTGATTTATGTTTAAACAACTCTAAAGTCACTGTCAAACAGCATTTAAAGTCTAAGGGCATCACGACATACAAAAAGTTTGAAAAGCACTGTCAAGAATGTGAAGATATCTTGTGGAATGATCGTTTTAAAGTTTATACAAAATGGAAAGATGAAACAAGAAAAGAATTTGAAAGAACCGGACAAATAGAAACTAAATTCGGATTTATTTTCAAAGGGATGCTGGATAAAAAACAAATAACAAATTATCCGGTTCAAAGTACGGCATTTCATATCCTTCTTTGGTGTCTGAATAAATGCATAAAGATTTCTCATAGAGAAAAATGGGAAACAAAATTCATTGGACAGATTCACGACAGTATGGTTCTTGATGGACCTCTTTCAGAAACAAAGCATGTTGTAAAAATAATTAAAAGGGTTTGTGAGGTTGATGTGTTGAAAAAATTTAAATGGATTAATGTGCCTTTTGGCATTGATATAGATGTGTCTAAAGTCAATGGAAATTTTGCGGAGATGAATGAATATGAATGAAGTCAGTTTTGAAACAGATGTGAAAATAGTAGGTAAAGATGAAATTAGGATGATAAATTACAGTGTTTATGATGGTACAAAAACAATCACAAGCTATGACATAATGGATTTAAAAGAATTAGAAATAAGACAAGCATTGATTAAATTAGGATGGATTCCACCTAAACATTTTTGTAAATTATGTGGAGGTGATGTGCAAGATTGTAGTAATCCTTATTTAAATCAAGATGGTGATAATTGTTATTCTGTGAGATGTAGAAATTGTGGTTCTTATTATATTAGAAAGGAGGTTATATGAGTTTACCATTAAAGTATAGACCTAAAGATTTTGATGAAGTAGCAGGAAATAAAGGTGCTATTTCTATGTTGGAAAACATTCTTGAAAAAGATATGAAAGACATTCCAAAAGTGTTTTTATTTATTGGGGAAAGTGGAACAGGTAAGACGACTATTGCCCGGATTATGAAAGAAAAATTAAAGTGTTCTGATATGGATTTTCATGAATTTAATGCTTCTGATGATAGGGGCATAGGGACAATAAGGGAAATCAGGTCATCTTCAAAGAACAATTCATTTACAGGTGGAAATAAGATATACCTACTTGATGAGTGCCACCAAATCACAGCCACGGGACAGGCTGCTGCTTTAAAAATGTTAGAGGATGTTCCTAAGAAAACCTTCTTTTTCCTTTGCACAACAAATCCTGAGAAATTAATTAGGGCTTTGCGGTCAAGGGCAACAATAGTTGAAACAACACCGCTCAATACAAAGCAAATGTCAAAACTTATTGACAGGATTCTGAAAAAAGAAAGAATCAAAAAATTCCCTAAAGAAGTTAAAAATACTATCATAGAAAATTCTTATGGTGCTTCCAGGGATGCTTTAAAACTTTTAGATGCTGTGTCAGGGATGAAAAAAGAGAAACAGATGTTGAAGGTTGTTTCTTCAGGAATTCCTGATGAAAGTGGTGTATATGAATTGTGCATGTTGATGTTGAATAAAGGGACAAAATGGAAACAAGTTGCTGATGCTATAAAAGCTATCACGGTTACTGACCCTGAATCTGTTAGAAGGCATATATTAAACATAATGGGTGGTATACTTTTAAATAGAGGGAACATAAAAGCTGCTGTTATTATTGATATATTTTCAGATAATTATTTTGACGGTGGAAAGCCAAAATTTATCAAAGATTGTTTTGAAGCTATTAATACATAATGCTTGTATTCCTTATCTCTATGTGATATCATATATCATAAATAAAAGAGGGAAATATAACAATGAATGATTTTAAATATTTTAAAAAATGGTTAGATATTAAAGAAGTTAAGGAAGAGAAGTCTCCACTAATAGATAAAGCACTCTATTATATTAGAGAAAAAGAAATGGGTAGAGATCATACTGAGAAATTTTTAATGGAAGCAGTGCCTATTTGTTTTGATGGTGAAGGTAAAAAGTTATCAGGTACTCAAGTTAGAGATATAGTAAAAACAATTCTTAAAAAAATGGATAAATTTCTTTAAATATATAAAGGAGGGAAATATCAATGGAAGATGGTTATCAAAAAGACTTGGAGATTGCCAAACATTCCCTTGATTGGGAATGGCAGAGACAAGCCGGTTTATTCCTTAAATATTCTGATGAATTTGCAAATGCTAATTTACTTCGTGATAGGGCAAAAGAAAATATTGAGATTGTGAAAGCGGAACTTAACAAATCAATTCTTGCTGATCCTGGGAAATTCAGCATTGATAAGATAACGGTTGCTTCTGTTGATGCTGTTATCAAAACGGATAAGAAAGTCATTAAAGCTATTGATAAGTGGTTACAGTTAAAGTATGAAGCTGAGATATTTGGTTCTGCTAAACAAGCATTTGAACATAAAAAATCAGCACTGGAACATCTTGCTAAACTTTATCTTTCTGGTTATTGGAGTAGTCCACGAATTTCATCTGATGCTAAACAAGAAGTTGAAACGAGTAAAAAGAAAAAAATGGTTAAGAAGTTAAATAAAAGCACACGTTTAATTAAAAGGAAAAAGAAAAAGGAGCACAAACAATGAAAAGATTTATTGCTTCTCTTTTTAATGGAAAAAAGAAATGCTGTTTGTGTAACGAATATGTCAATATAAATGACTTAAATTGTATAGATGATTGGGGCATCTATTCAAAAAATAAGATATACTACCATAAAAATTGCTTTATGGATATTTTGAGGCATCCAACAACGTATTCAAATACCCAGGTAGATCAAGCAATAAGTATTGCTGATCATATTAAAGATAAACAATGGGACTCAGAAGTCGTTATTAAAAAATGTGATGAATTACTGCTTGAACAAGAATTATTTTAATTAAAAGAAAAAAGAAAAATGATTAAAAAGCATTTAGACATGTTGGGAAGAAAAAGGACTGACAAAGTAACTGGTATTTCTGGTGTTGTAACTTCAATCAGTTTTGATCTTTACGGTTGTATTCAGGTTATTATCACTCCGAAAATTAAAGAAGACGGAACATTGCCAGATTCAAGATGGATGGATGTGTCCAGAATAGAAATTGATTCAGAACCAGTTATTAAACAACCTGATTTTAATAAAGGATATGTTGCAGAAGGGTTTAAAGGCGCAGCAATAAAACCATTAATGTAATTAAAAGGGAATTAAGTAAAATGGCGAAAAGTAAAAAAATAAGTGCATTCCGTAAAAAACTTGGCAAGAAAGCAAAAGACTCTTTGATGGAAAGAACCAAAGCTTCTTACAATACAAAAGATGGTATTGGTTTTAAAACATATATTTCAGATGATTGTAAACTTCCCCAATTTTATTGTAAAGAAGGGGATCATTGTATTGATATCATCCCTTTTATTGCCGGTGATAATCATCCTAATGTTAAAGAAGGCACTGCTGCATATAATATTGATGTTTGGGCACATACATATGTTGGTACCAACAAATGTTCTGTTCTTTGCCCTGCCCGAAATTTTGATAAAAAATGCCCTATTTGTGAAGCCGCTGAAAAACTTCAAAATACAGAAGGTCATAATGAGCAAGCTTTAAAAGCGTTATTTCCAAAACGAAGGGTTGTCTATTATATTATTTGTTATGATAATCCAAAAGAGGAAGCAAAAGGTATTCAGGTTTGGGAAGCTTCACATTATACAACTGAAGCAAATATAATTGCGGTTTCCAGAAACCGTAGAACTGGTGGTTATGATGCATTTGCTGATCCCGATAATGGTAAGACAATTGAATTTGAGAAAAAAGGAAAAGGAGTAATGACACGGTTTGAGGGGTATAAACTTCTTGGTCGTGAAGAGCCTATTTCAGATGAGATACTTGATCAAGCAAGTGTCCCCCTTGATGAGTTTCTTGAAATATTATCTTATGAAGAAATTAAAACAATAGCCCTTCTGGATGACGATGACATGGATGAAGAAGATGAAGAAGATGAAGAAAACGAAGATGACGATGAAGAAAACGAAGATGACGATGAAGAAAACGAAGATGAAGATGAAGATGAAGATGAAGATGAAGATGAAGATGAAGAAGAAAACGAAGATGAAGATGAAGATGAAGATGTAGAAGACCTTCTTGAAGATTTGTCTTTTAAAAAGAAAAAGAAACTCGCAAAGATTCTGGGTGTTAAAGTTATGAAAAAAGAATCTAAACAAGATAAACTTCTTTGTGAGGAAGAATATGAAGATGTTGAAGAAGCAATTGATGAAATGAATGCTTCCAAAACTAAGGTTGTAAAGAAACGTAAAAAGAAATAACATAATTTGCGGGTAGGAATATAAAGCTGAAACAGTCCCAGTCTAATAAATTGGTTGTCCGATCCCGCATACTAAAACTCAATTTAATAGTGTATAAAGTCTCATGGAGAAATGATGGCATTTATCAATGGAACGATCACTCGATATAACTGTCCTATTTGTGGTTTAGGGTGCAAAGCTATATATAAATCACGTTTGGAAAAATTTGTATATTACCATGCAGAGGGATGTCTATTTCTAATTAATGGTTATCCAGGAACATGTGATAATTCTGGTAAGGAATTGTCTCAAGATGAAATCTCCACAACTCATAACCCAAATATAGTATCGTCAGGGCCTGTTATTTATGAGGGTTTCTAATATAGAAACCCTTATGTGGAATAATGACGAAAGGACAATATGACAATTAAGTGTATCGATAAAACTAAGTGTCATAAGTGCAAAGTATTTATTGAGTGTTGCGGTACTTCCATTTGTGATCTTCCTGGTTTCAATGTATTTGAACTTGCTAAAAAAAAGTGGTGTAAGAATACAATCAAAGAAAGCAAACAGATAATTAAATTTGCTGAAAAACGTTTAAAGGAAATAGAAAGAAATGGCAGCAAAAATAATAGGAAAAAAGAAATTAAAAAAATCAGAAAAAAGAGAAAAATTAAAAAACATTAAAAAAGCCTGTTCCCATCCAAAAAAGATATACACTCCTATCAATACTGATATCATTGTTTCTACTGGTTCAACACTTCTTGACCTTGCTATTTCTGGGGGACGTATCAGGGGAGGTGGTATTCCTGGTGGAATTATGATTGAGATATATGGACCAAGCGGTGCTGGTAAGTCCTCTTTAATGTGTGAAATCGGTGCTTCCATACAGTATAAAGGTGGTGAAGTTAAGATTGTTGATCCTGAAGCAAGACTTGATAGACCATACACAAAAACATATGGTCTTAATATCACTGATAAGAATTATCATAGAGTTGATACTGTGGATGAAGTTTTCAAGATACTACATGATTGGGAACCACCAAATGAAAAAGTAATTAACATGATAGGTGCTGATAGTATCGCTGCTCTATCAACTGAACTTGAAATGGAAAAAGGAGATAAAAGAGGACAAGCAAAAGCAAAAGCTATGCACGCTGGTTGTAGGACTGGTGCAAGGAGGATCGCAAAGAATAATAAGATTATGATATTTACTAATCAACTCCTTCCTGGGGATTACGGTGATGTTACTCCAGGAGGTGAGGCAGTTAAATATTATTCATCTCTTAGAATCAAGATCAAAATGAAAATGAAGTTAATTAAAAAGAAGAAATATAAATATGATAAAAAATCAAAAGAAGTAAGTAAGTCCGTTGGTGTTCTTTCTGAGTGTATAATTGCAAAATCTTCTGTTGATGAGCCTTTCCGTACTGCCCCTTTATATATTATATTTGGTGTAGGTATAGATGATATCAGGGCAAATCTTCAGTGGTTGAAAGACTCAACTGCTAATACTGTTTACTGGGCAGTTGATAAAGCTTTTTCTGTTTTGGATGCTGCTGTGAGTCATATTGAAAAAAATGATTTTGAAGAAGATCTCAGAGAGAAGGTTATTGATGTGTGGGAAGACATTGAAAAAATGTTTCTTGTTCAAAGAAAAACAAAGAGGAGGTTTTAAATGAAAACACTTTTTAAAATAAATGATATTATTAAACATATTAAAAAAGACAATAAATATGAAATTATTGTCATGCCTGTTGACAACGATTTGTTAGAAGAATCGTGTGAACCGTTTTATAAATATTATGATAGAAAAAAAGATGTTAAATGGAATCGTTCTATATCACAAATGGAAGATGGGAGGTTTATTAAAATTGAAAACCCTTTTGATTGATACCTCATATTTACTTTATAAAGCATCTTTTAGCTTTGCCGGTTTACATGATAAGGACGGTGAAGGATCTGGAGTTATTTTTGGATTCTTAAAAGATGTAAAAACACTTGCTCATAAATTCAAAACAAACAAGTTTATGTTCCTCTGTGACAGCAAACAATCTAAACGGGCATCAATATATCCAGAATACAAGAACCCCCGTAAAAAGAAGCGCGGGGAACTCACAGAGGAAGAAAAAGAAAGGATGAAAGATAATTTCAGACAATTTGATGTTGTCAGACAATTTGTCCTTCCTAAAATTGGTTTTAGAAACATATTTTTGCAAGAAGGTTATGAAGGAGATGATTTTTTTGGTGCTATATTGAAAAAGAAAAAAACAAAACGGTCTTACATCATGGTTACTTCTGATGAGGATATGTTCCAGCTTCTTGATTATGCACCATTTTATAATGCAAATAGGAAAATTCCATATACTGCAAAAGCATTTGAAAAAGAAAAAGGAATTAAACCACTTCAATGGTCTGAGATCAAAGCCATTGGTGGTTGTCGTAGCGATAATGTGATAGGTATTTCTGGAGTAGGTGAATCAAAAGCCATTTCTTATATTACAAATCAAATGAATCCCAGAACAAAAACTTATGAAAAAATCAGAAGTGGCAGTAAAATCATCAAGCGAAATAGAAAGCTTGTAACGCTTCCGTATGAAGGAACCATGATTCCTAAATTCAAAAAGGATAAACTTACTATTGACGGTTTAAGATTTGTTTGTAAAAAATATTCCATGTATTCATTTATTGAAGGAAAAACTTTTAAGGAATGGCAAAACATTTTAAATGGGAAATTCTAATGATTCCATCGGTTATAGTAAAAGATGAAGAACAGATTGATTCTGAAGGTGTTCCAATAAAAGGGGCTTCGATATATAATGATCATATCAGAGTTCATCCTGATTATCTTGAAAAAACCAAAGACGGTTTAGAACAGATGTTCGGGAATAAAAGAGTTTTCAATGTAATGACTATGAAGGAATACAAGGAAATTAAAAATGACAATATCGGTTGCGAGTAGAAAAGCAAAAGCAAGAAACCAACAAAACGATCTCGCTGAAAGAGTGTCAAAACTCACAGGAATACCTTGCGGAAAAGATGAGCTAATCTGCGGTAGAATGATGGGCCAAAGCGGTTGTGACCTAATACTTATAGGGGAGGCAAAAAGATTGTTCCCTTTTGCATGTGAAGCAAAATGTTGTGAATTCTGGAGTCATGGTCCTTTCATAAAACAAGCAAGTACAAATGTAAAAGGATTTCCATACTGGTTGCTTGTAATGAAAAAAAACAGAATGAAATCTGTTGTTCTTATGGAATCAAAGCTATTTAAAATCTTGATGAAAAATAACAAAAGAAATCCAAAAATATTTACTCAGCATATCACCCGTAAAAATAATTGGAATTTACAATCGGAAATTGAGCATGTCAGAAATAAGATGAAAAAGAAAAAAGGATATTGGACCATTAAGTGTGGTAATAAAATGTGTTACACAGTTGTTTCCATTGATTTCTTTTTTGAGTTATACGGTTCTTCAATGATGTTTAAAAATCTGAAAGGATAAGAAATGAAAAGTGTCTTAAAGAAATTAAACCACATAAAAGCAACTCCTGGAAGCAATGATAAAATTGAATTACTTAAAGTATACCTTGAAAATGTATGGTTTAGAAAAACTGTTAAATATGCTTTGAATGAAAACAAACATTTTAATATCAAGAAACTCCCCCCATCAGATACAACAATTACTTCTGTTTTTTCTCCTAAAGAAAGGAAGAAAGAAATATTCAAATTCCTGCTTAAAATCTCTAAGAAGCTCGGGGCTACTGATTTTGAAAAACAAGACCTTGCTAATCTTTGTCAAAGTATTTATTCAAGAGAGGTTGTTGGAAAAATACTCACTAAAAGTTTAAGAAGTGGTTTCTCTGCAAAGCTTATAAACAAGGCAAGATCAGGAACAATTAAAAGAACTCCTTATCAACGGTGTTCTACAAATAAGAAACTTCATAAAATCACATACCCTGCTATTGCACAGATAAAAATGAACGGAATGTTTTGCAATGCTATTTTAGAAAATGGTAAGGTAAAGTTTCTTTCCAGAACTGGTTCTAAGTTTAAATTTGCAACACGTTCTTTGAAGAAAACTATTAATAGGGTATTTCCTCTTGGAAGCACTCCCGTTGTTCTTATGGGGGAATTTCTGATTTACAAAGACAAATCTATGACTGAGGTTATGGATAGGCAAACTGGAAATGGCATTATCAACAAGGCTTTGAAAGGGACAATATCTAAAGAAGAGTCCAACAGAGTATTTCTTGTTGTTTGGGATATGGTTCCTCTTAAAGATTGGAAAGAAGAGGTTTCAAAAATTATTTATATGGATAGGTTCCATTCAGTTCTCCATCATTTAACAAAACGGAATGTTTGTTATACCTCCCATAGAGCATTAAGAGTGGAACCAGTTTCTTTTAGATTTGTTGAAACAGAAAAAGAGGCATTGGGATGGGCAGAGGGATTAATAAATTCTGGTGAAGAAGGGATTGTAATAAAGAATTTCAAAGCAAAATGGAAAAACAACACAAGTGGTGATCAAATAAAAATCAAATCTGAAAAGGTATGCGAACTTCAAATTATCAGTTGGCAGTATGGGGCAAAGGATGGGAAATTTGAAAAGTGTTTAGGTGCTTTTAGATGCGCTTCCGGTGATAGGGGCATTATTGTTGATATAAGTGGTGGTCTTTCTCAAAGATTTAAAGGTATTGGTTCCTTTGATGAAAAGGGGAATGCTATTATTGATAAGAAAAGAATAATGGAATTTGATTCATATATCGGTAAGATTGTGGGGGTGACTTTTGAAAGTGTTATTGACAGTAAAAGAGAAGAAAATCCCAAAAGTCTTTATCTTCCACGGTTTGAATACCCTGATGATAATTGCATAAGGACTGATAAAGATTCACCGGATTCAACAAAATATATTGAAGGTGTGTGATGATAAGAATTTTCATAATATGTGTAATGATAATCGGGGGATTCAGTGATTATAAAACGATATCTGAATTAAAAAAAGAAATAGAAATTATTGAAACTAAGAACTTTGAATTACAACTTGAAATAAATGATTTATTGAAAATTGAAAATGTTCTGGGAACAGGCATTAAAAACTTTAAACATAAAACAGCTATGAAGTATAGAGGTTTAAAGGAATGATAAAAAATATATGCATAAGGAATTTCCAATCTCATTGCAAAACAAAAATGGAATTTTGCGAAGGTCTTAATGTTATAATTGGAGATACTGATTCTGGAAAGTCTGCTATTGTCAGGGCATTGAGACTTCTTATTCTAAACAAACCTCTCGGTGATAAATTTATCAATTGGAATACGCCTAAAGGGGAATTAACTTCAGTTAAAGGGAAATTTACTGATGGTTCCTGGGCTATCAGAGAAAAAGGGAAAAATATAAATCAATACAGAGTTTCCGGTTATGATGAACCGTTTTCTGCTTTGAAAGGGAAAGTGCCTAAAGAGGTTCAAAACATAACAAAACTTTCTGAAGCTAATATACAATCTCAGTCAGAATATTATTTTCTGCTTGATAAAACTGGAGGACAGGTTGCTTCTGCTTTTAATAAAGTTGCTAATCTCGACCTGATGGAACTTGTCATAAAGCAAATCAAATCTGAACTGACTGAAACCAACTCCTCAATATCTCATAATAATGATTTACTTGAAGAAATTGAAAAAGAAATTGAAAACCTGAAATGGATAACAAAAGCTCGTAGCAGGTTCCAAAAAATTGAAAAAAGAGAAATCAAAATTGAGGATAATAAATACCTCAGTTCTGAATTAACTAATATTCTTTCAGATTTCCATGGAATAAATCACGAGCTTTCTTCAATGAAAAAAACTGAAAAAGCTTTAGAGATGAGCAATGTGATAATTGATGCTGGAAAACACATCACTGAAGCTCAGGAAAGTGCTCATACACTTGATTCTATCATTTATGAATACTACGCTATACGAAATGAAACTAAGCAGCTTAAACAGCTAAAAAATCTTTCTCAGAAATCTAAAAATATAATGCAAAGTAAAGGAAAACTTGATATACTTAAAAACAGTTTAAAGGAATTGGAAAAAGTTATGGAATATCATGAGGAAATTTTTAATCAGGTTGTCTTTAGAAAAAAACAAGTGGTGTTAAAAGAAAAGAAATTAAACAAGTTTAAAAAACAATTAAAGGTTTGTCCTTTATGTGGGGGTGTCTTATGAAAATACTTTCTTGTTCCGATATACATCTTGATAATAGAAATCCAAAGTATCGTACTGGTGAATATGAAAATGAAATATTTGCAAAACTTGAATGGTTAGTTGATTATGCTATTGATAACAATATTATGTTTATCACAATATCTGGAGATATCTTTGATAAGACTGGTATTCCTTTCTCCACTATCAATCGGTTATGTAAAATATTTTATAGATACATATCAAGAAATCTGAGTAATAAAATAATAACCACATTTGGTCAGCATGATATACGATTTCATAATCCTGATTTTATTAACACTCCATACGGTATTTTGGTTTCAGCCGGGGTTTTTACTCATGTATCTGAAATCCCTTATAGTTATATTGGAACTAATTTTTATGGTGCCGGTTGGAATGAGACACCCGTGATTCCAAAAGCACATGGAAAAAATATCCTCCTGGTTCATGAATTGACTTTCAAAGAACTACAAGGTCAGATTGACAGGACTCAATATTCTTTAGGTTCTGAGACTTTAAAGAAATACAAATATGCAGATTTGATTCTTGTCGGTGATAACCATCGCCCATTCATTGTAAAGAAAGGAAAAAGAAAACTTATTAATTGTGGTTCTATTTGCAGAAAAACTAAATCTGAATTAAAATACAAACCATGTGTTTATGTTATTAATACAGGTAATAATTCAGTTGAAAAAATCAGAGTCCCTATTTTGAAAAGTAAAAAGGTATTTAATCTGAAACAAATAAAAATTGATGAAAAGAAACAAAATGTAATTGAAGAGTCCCAACCTTTGATTGAGGATTTTACAAATATATTAAAAGAATCAGGAACAACTAAACCAAATTTTGAAAAGAATCTCAACAAGTTACTATCAAAGGGTGGTGTTTCTAAAGAAGCAAAAGAAACGGTATTGGAATTAATGATCACATGTACTTTGCTTATGGAAGGGAAAAAGAAATGATTGACCAAATTAAAAAGAAAAGAAATAAACCAATAAAAATAAAAGGAAAAAGAAATGTCAAATAACACCGTAAAAGAATTTGAGGAATTAAAAAAAGAACTTGAATTGGAATTGAAAAAGAAAGAAAAAGCAGAATGGAAAAAAGAACAATTGATGAAACAATTAAAAGAACTTGGTTGTTCCACTATTAAGAAAGCAAAAAGTAAATTAGAAAAAATTAATAATGAAATTAGAGAATTAGAAGAAGAATTTGAAACTATGGTTGATGAATTCAAAAAAGAATTTGAAGATATTTGTGATGGGGAATAACTATGAATCTCCAAACCATAAATAAAAAACTTACTGAGTTCGAAAACACTTTAAAAACAAAAAAACATGATGTAAGCAAAACAAAAAGAAAGATTGATGAGGCCCTGGAAAGTCTTGAAGTTCTAAGGGAATCACAAGCTGTTGTTCAAGCTGCTTCTAAAGTAACCCAGGAACATCTTGAAGTTCAATTATCTGGTGCTGTGTCTGCTTTACTTCATGGTGTCATGGATGATCCTTATAATTTCAAAGTTGAATTTGTCCCAAAAAGAAATTCAATGGAATGTAATTTACTATTTGAAAGAAGTGATGGTAAAGAGATTAGAAGTTTAGATCCCCTTGATGGATGCGGTCATGGCACTGCTGATCTTGCAAGCATTGGATTAAAGACCTCATTTATGGT